GGCGGCGCAGGGGGCGGCGAAGGCGGGGGTACCGGGGGCAATGGGGGTAATGGCGGGGGTACCGGGGGTGGTGTTGGGGGCGCAGGGGGTGCTGGAGGTGGGTTCGGAATCTCTGGCGGATCCGGCGGCGGCGAAGGTTGGTCAGGGCCAGGCGGGGTCGGAAAGCCTGGGATGTCGACGGGTACCGGGGCGTCCGTTGGTGGCCCAGGGGGATCCAGAGGGACGGGGACACCGATGGGCAGCGGCAGGATACCTACCTGACTCGCCAACTCTCTGATGGCATCCACCAGAGGGTCGATCGGTAGATCCACCTCAACCACCGGTTGCCAGCTACTTACCGATCCGTTGATCTGGGCGAGGAGGTCGATCTGCTGTTGCCCCAACTCTTCGAGGCTCGGCTGCAAGTCGAGGAGGCCGGTCAGCTCGCTCTGCGTGTTTTCGATCAGATCTCGAAATGCCGCGCGGCTGCCACCCAGGGCGGATCCACCGAGGTCTTGCAGCTCAAGGGCCAGCCGGGCTGCCTCTCGAATGGCGTCGGCGTCGCCAGTCTGCGCCAGGGCCAAGGCCTCGAGGTAACGGGCCTGCAAATCCTGGAACCGCTCTTTGCTGCCCTGGGTAGGGTCGACCAGGCGCTCCAGCGCACTTTCGACGGAGTCGAGGGCGTTGGCCAGCTCTCGGGCTTCATCGCGGCGAGCCTGGAGCTGGGCCTCGAGGCTCGCCTGGTAGGTACTCTCGGCGCTCGAGGGGCGGGAGAGTGCGTCCAGGGCGTTGGACTCAGCGTCGTTGATGATGCCGAAGAGCTGCTCCAAGGTGAGGCCTTGGACGGCCAAAAACTCTTCGAACCCCGCAGTGGTGGCGGCCAAGGCCAGGTCAGCCCGGATCATGGCGTACTCCAGGGTGAGGAGATTTTCAGCGAAACCGGGCAGCTCGCCGCCGGCAGAGTCGATCCGGCTGAGCAGCTCGCCGAAGAGGGATTCCGCGGCCGCGTTCTGCTCGGCCTCGAGCTGCTCTAGGGCAGCAGCGAGGTTTGTGGCGGACCCCTCGAGGGCCTGGTTCAGCGCGATCTCGTCGCGCCGCCATTCGCCGAACTGGGCCTGGGAGTCGAGCAGCTGCCGTTGCCAGTCGGATACGCCAGCGGCGAGGTCTGCAAATTCCTGGCGGGCCAGCCGGTGTTCCTCAGCGAGCGCCTCCACTTCGGCCCGCTGAATGCGCAAGATTTGGGTGAGTTCTTCTTGCGAAACCCCAAGCAGTTCCGCCTCTTCTCGCTCGGCCACCTGGGACTCGAGGAGAGTCCGGAGAGAGGTTCCCAGGTCAGTTTCCTGGAGCCGGACTCCGCGCTCTTTGACTTCCGCCACCAGCTCACCACGCCGGAGCGCCTCCTGAATTTCCTTCCATTCGGCGATCAGGACGCCTGCGACGTTGGCCTTGCGCAGTTCCTCGGCCTGGGCTTCGAGGTCCAGGCGCCACTCCCGGATGGTAAGAGCCACGTCGGATGCGCCGGAGAGACTGAGACGGAGGCCCTCCAGCTCTTGCCCAAAGTCCTCCCTGATCCTCTTTCGCCGTCCGCCGTCGCCGTGACCGCGGCGCCTTACCTCCTCTGCTGCGATGGGCGCCGGCAGCCCGGCGATGAGTGCACGGAGAGCAGCGATCCGGCCCTCTAACTCTGCGGCCTGGTCTGCTGTCAGGTTCGCCATATTGAGCACGCTGGAGCCGACCCGCTGGATCAGGTCCAACACGACCTGGGAGTTGTCGCCGATGTTCTGGGCGAAAAACGCCGTTGCGCGGTCTCCATCGCGCATCAGGCCGGCTCCAGCGGCCAGCTCCTCTCCGAGATCCGCAGAGAGATCTCCGAGCGCCAAGATGAATTCGCGAAACTGCTCTTCCGCGTCCCGGGTGTAGTCCGCAAGGGCAGAGTTGAAGGCCAGTCGCTCTCTCTCCAGGCGAGCTGCTTCATCCGGCGGCTCGCCGGTGATGCTTGACCGCAGGGACTCCCACTGGCGCGCGGAGTTGGCTCCGATCCTTGTGAAGGATTCCAACTCGAAGGCTCGGTCGGCGGCGAAGTCCGTCATCTCAGAAAGGGCTCGCTCGAAGTCTTCAGCGGAGCGCTGCGCGTCAGTGAAGTCGAGCTGGGCGATTTGCTGGGCCAGCGCAAGCTCTTGCTCCAAGACCGAGAGATTCTCCGTTTGGGTGTTGGCGAGAGTCTGCCGGACCTCGGAGGACAGGCCGTCAATGTTGGCCGAGCGCAGCGCCCGGGTTATGAAAAAATCAAAGGCCTCCTGCGCCGCAGATCCAAACTCTTGCTCCCAGCCGTTGACTAGCACCGAGTACTGGTTGCCATCTGTGACCCTCAACTCCAGGTCGAAGAGGCCCAGGTTGTTGACGGTGCCGCCGTACTGCCCCAGCAAGCCCTGGATCACGTTGGTGGCGGAGTCGGCCAAGTCGCTCATGGCGTCGAAGACGTCGGAACCGAATGTGGCGATGGCGCCTTGCATCTCGCCTTCGATGGTTTGCTTCAGCCGGATCGCGCCCTGGTTGGCCTGCTTCCATTTTTTCTTGTCTACATAGCTGTCCACCGCCTTGTACAGCTCGTAGTAGACGCTGAGCACTCCGCCTACGGCCCCCAGGGCTGACGCCGCCGAGGATAGGGAGTCGGCGGTGCCGGAGGCACCCCCGGCACCGCCCCCGGCACCACCGCCACCGTTGGCCTGAATGGTGGCGAGGCGCCTGAAATACTGAGCCAGGTTGTCCGCCTGGCCGAGCAAAAAATCGAAGAGAGTCTCGAACGAGATCTTTCCTTCTTGGGCAGCTCGCTGAAGGGCCCCGGCCAGGCCGTCTTGGAAACGCTCGGTGACGCCCCTGAAGGCGCCGTCGTATGCGGTCGTGTCGATGTTCTCGGGCTCTTCTTCCAGAACAGGAGCCCCTCGCCCTGCGTCTTCTTCCGGATCCCCGCTGAGGTCGATCACCTGCGGCTCCGGCACGTCGAAGATCTCGATGCCCTTGAGTCTCTCGAGTTCGTCTTTCAGCTGCTGGAGTCGGTCGGACACTCGGTCGAAGGCTGCCACTGCCTCCGTGTCGTCGAGGTCGATACCGAGGGCCTCGAGGCCCCTGAGACGGTCCTCAAGTTTGTCGATTTCTGCGATCGAGGCCCCGGAAATCGCCAGATCCACCTGTTGCTCGAGGATTCGTATTTCAGCAGCTGCGTCCTCCTCGAAGAGGCGGATCTTGGACACCTTCTTGACCGCGGCCTGGAGATCTTCGACCGTCCCCACTACCTCTCGCACTCGCTGCGCTGCCTTACCCTCGCTGTCCAGGTCGATGCCCAGGGATCTGAGTTTTTCCAGCTCCTTGCTCAGGAGGGCCACCTGACGAGTGGAGGCTCCGTCCTTGGCGGCGGCGAGCAAGCGCTCCAGCAGCTCCACCTGCGCTTCGGCACCGTCCTCCCACAGCTGGATCTTGGAGACGGATTTGATCCGGGCATCGAGAGCAGTGATCTGGTTGAGGATGCGGTCGAGATCGCCGCTCGTGTCGCCGGCTGCGAGGCTCTTCTTGGCCTCTTTCTTGAGGTCGGCGAGCCGGCGCTGCAAGTTGGCCAGGCCGCTGTCGGCCGACCCGGCGAAGGGGTCAAATTCGATGCCGGCGAGCCGGCTGGCCAGCTCCGCAACCGAACCAGTCAAGTCGTCTAACGGCCCACTGCTATCTGCGGCGATGCCGGTAAGCCGCTGGAGGTCTCCGCCGGTTTGCGCGGCAGCCCCCGCGAAGAGGGCCAAGGCCTCGCGTTGGTTGTCGATGGAGTACTTGCTGTTGTCAAGGGCCTTTTCCAAGGCATTGAGTTCGCGCTCGAGTTCGACCACCGCGCTCTGGCTGATGCCCTTCTTGGTGATGTCGGTGGCCTGCTTCGCGACATCTGTCTTGGCCCTCGAAAGCCGCCGCTCCTGGAATTCGATCGCGTCCTGCAGGCGATTCTGCTCGGCGATCAGCTCCTGCAATCGTTTGCCTTCCTCAGATGCCTGGCCCCCGGGGGTCAGGCCTTCGAACTGCTTGTTTCGGCGCGCGATCGCCGCGGCGTTCGCGTCCCAAACTGCCGTCTGCTTCTCGATAAATCGAGTGAGTTCTGCCTCTTCCTTGCCCACGCTGGTAAGCGCCCGTACAGCGTCGCTCGCGAGATCCACCAACCCTTTGAGCGCATCCCCGACGCCGGACCGGAAGACCTGCCCTCCCAGCTGGCCCAGCAAATCCGAGAATGTCGACCACTTGCCCGTGAGGGTTTCGGCCTGAGATTCGAGAGATCCGGAAAAATTGGTGCGGGAGATCTCGAGGAGGGCGTCCACCACCAGCCCGCCAAGCACGTCCGCGGTACCCTGGATTGTCTTCGTCACCCCCGCATAGGTGAGTGACACCTGGTCGCCCTCTTTGCGGGCTCGGATTCCGAATTCCTTCAGGCGCTCGAACTCGAGGCTCTGAGCGTCGAGGAGCGCTTCCACCGTCTGGCTGAGGCTCTTCCGGTTACCGGCGGCGAGATCGCCAATCTCGAGTAGTTTTTTTTCGGTGGGCTCGAGGCCGCGGGTCTGGAGGGCAATCCAGGCGCTGGTGATGTCTTCGACCTGGAGTGGCGTGCCCGCCGACAGCTCGCGTATCCGTTCGATCGTCTCGACAGCGGCCTCCTGGGACCTGAGCGTGATGGTCAGTTGCCGCTCGAGCTGCTCTTCGAGATTGCCGGGCTGCACCACAAAGGCGCCGATTACCGCGACGACAGCCAGGGCAGCAGCAGCCTTGCCTTTGAGTTTTCCCAAGCTTTCGCCGAAACCGCTGGCGCCCTTGGTGGCCTTCTTGTAGTTCTTTTCGGCTTCCCCCAGGAGCCTGACGTGCTCCTTTTCCGTCGTGATCCCTTGCTTCAGAGCCTTGTCTAGGCTGCGGACGGCCCGCCGGTACTCGTCGGCCGCCCGCTCGTTTTTGTCGAGCTGCCCGGCGGTGCGCCGGAAGGCCCTGAGTGCCCGCTTCTGGTCGCGGTTCAGTTTTTCGCCACTCTTCGCGATGGCCCGCTCCATGTCTGCGAGCTTTTGAGCGGACTTCTCCCCCTCCTGGCCCATCGCGAAGAGCTGGCGCTGAGTTTCCTTCAGGCCGCTTTCGGCTTGGTCGCCCTCATACTCCGCCCGCACCTTGTAGGTGATCGTGGTCACAGAATCTCAACTCCTGGGGGCGTTGGCGTGGGCGCGCCACATCTCGTCAGCTTCCTCGATCAGTGCACCCACCATGTCCCGGTAGGGTCCACGCGCGATATTTTGCAAGTCGAGCCAGCGGTCCATCACGGTCGGGGAGAGCGGGGGGAACCAGACTCCACCAAATCCCAGACTCGGATGGCGGTGCTTGGCGATCCACGACCATCCGGTGAGGATCGCCGTCGTGAACTCGTCGGGAGCCTCGTACTCCTCAAGTTCCGATGGCAAGCGTTGCTCAAGCAGAATCCGAGCCCGCTCGAGAGCTTCGGAGCGGGCAGGCTCGGGACACCGAGCAGCGGCGACTACTTGCTCCTGGTGCGCCTCGTGGGCTTCGGCGGCTCGCCGCTGGATCCGTCCGAACTTTGACCCATAGCGGAGTCGCCATTCTTGACATCGGCGGATCCTTTCGCTTTTTTTTCGCGGTCCTCGCGTTCCTGGCTCAGCCGCATTCTCAGGCGAGGGCCGTTGAGCATGCTGAAGTTGCGAACCGTGGCGAAGAGCCAGTCGATCGACAGTAGTGTATTGGCGGAGGAGAAGTTGAAGAGGCCCTCACTATCCAGGACTGGAAGACCAAAATCCTCTTCGTCCCAGCCGACGAGCACTACGCCGGGGCATGCCTTCCGGCGGATGTACGCTTCGTCGTTGCTCGAAAGCTGGTAGTCGGGCAGCTGCTTTTTCTTTTCTGAGAGATGCTCTTGGACAAGCATTTCCACCTTGAGCCAGTACTCCGTGTTGCCATCTGTCGGCCGGACGTAGAGGGTCCCCTCTTCTCCTTCCGGGCTGGTGACGGTGATTGGGTAGCCTTGTGCCTGGTTTGCGAGAGCCTCTTTGACATCGATCACGTTTGTCTCCCATGCAGGGGCGGTGTTTTGGTGTGGCCCCTACGGGGCCCCGAAGAACCCGAGGTAGAGGGCCGTGAAGAGCGAGGTCTCTTCAGCATGGCCGTTGTAGGTGATGGTGCACTCGTCGGCGCCGGTTTCTTTCGGTCCGTTGTCGGTGTAGGACTGAGGCGAAAGGACCGGAAGGTAGAGGTAAAACCGTTGGCCGTTGCCGTCAACACCGCCGAATCCGAAGTCCACGAATTCCTGCCCCTCCCCCTCGGCGTCGACGCGAAGCGTTTCCCAGGCCGTGTCGGTCGCCTCGTGGGCGACGTCGAAGGTGACCGACAAAGAGACCGTGGCGGTGCCATCAAGGGTCTGCCCCAAGGGTTCGTTGTTGCCGGCCGCGCCAAGCCTCAGGGTCGGAGATTGCATCGTGACCTGGATGCCTTTGACGTGGAGATCTTCCAGGACGTCGCCGTTGTACCGAATCCCGAATCCGCTTGCAGGCCGCGCCAGCTCCCGGAAGCCCGACCCGCTGGAGAAAGGGGTGATCTCCGTGGCCGCGGTGGTCGAGTTGGTGAGGGGGGAGACGATTTTGGACACGCCACCAATCGGAGTCACCCCGAAAGTTTGTTGGAGAGCCGATGGATTGTCGCCGTACGTCAATTGGAAACCCCAGGAGTTGATGAAGCACCCCTTTGCCACGGCACCTTTTTCGCTCCTCGGGTTCCACTTCTCGTAGGTAAAAGTGCGATCCTCCTCGCCAATACGAAATCCCGCGGCGTCGTAGACGTGGATGGGCGTGCCGGGCAGCTCGCTGGGCAGGGTGACAAACCTTGGATCCACGGCGGCGTCATTGCCCGAGACAGACAGGATCGGCGCGAGGAAGAAGTTGTTGAAGCTAGCTCCCGAAACAACCGCCATCTCGCCGGCCTCGAGAGCACCCCAGCCCGCGGAGTTGCGAAGGATATTCCCGGCGGGCACCAACTCGATAGTGCTGCTGGCTCCGTCGTCGTAGGCCAAGGGTGCCGCGCCGAACGCGCCGCCGAGGAGCGTACCCTTGCCGCCGTGCAGGAAGTCGAAGTTGGTGGTTGAGCTGGCGCTGGCGCTGGCGCCACCGCGAATCGGTCGAGATGGTTGCCGGGTTTTGGACACATGTGACGTGCCCGTACCGACACCCAGGGTGGTCGAGAAATCGAGGCCCGGAAGAGCGACCTCTTCCATGCTCCCGGCGGGAGTCGTCCCAAGGGTGGTCTCTTGGATGATTCGCTGCTGGATGCTCTTGCTCGTTGCCATCTCAGTCTCCGTAAGTTGTCAGGACGTAAAAAAACAGAACGACGGTCCGCCTGGCGAAACGGACTTCTTTCGCGGACGGGTCCAAAAGCTGGTCTCCGTTGAAGTGGATGTCGCCAAAAGAGCGGCCGCGGCAATGGTCGGTAACGGCCTTGTAGACCGTGTCGAGCAGCGCCCTCCGGCTCTTTGGTACTTGGATATCGAGGCCACATCGGCTGTCGTGCTCAGTGCTCACAGAGAGGCTCGAGCGCGTCCGGATTTCCTCAGGCTCCATGCGAAACCACAGCTGCACACCGCCCTCGTCTGGCAGCTTGTCCGCCTCCAAATAGACATCGAGGCCAGCGGCCGAGATCAACGGCGAGAGCTGCGCCCGGATGGCACCTTCGACCTCGACTTGATTCACGCTACCCCCCCCCGCGCTTTCCGCGCAGTGCTCTTGAGCTGATTCTCGACCCATCCAGGCTTCATTTTTTTCGAGCTGCCAGAGGCCAAGCGCACCATGGCGGGGTGATTCGAGGCGAAGCCCATCGCCCTATCGAGGCGCCAGGAGGAGAAGATCGCGGCGGCCTCTTCGCGGGTTTGGGGCTCGTGCACACCCTCGCTCCGGCGGCTGACCTCTCCAGACCCGTCCACGTAGGCCGACCAACTCCCTGCGGTCTCTCCAGTCACACGGTAGTTGGCGGCGACCACCGCCGCCGTCGCATCCGCCATGAGTGTCCTGGCGTCTTCCTCGATCGCCTCGGTGAGGGCGTCGCCTACCGATCGAGCGACCGCCGGCATATTGTCCAGCGTCCCGGTGATCACCCGCGTACCTCCAGCACCACCGCGCCAGGCGGACGTTGTACTCGGACCACCTCGAGGCCATGGATGCTCAGCTCTTCGGGAAGCCAAGCCGGATCTGGAGCGGCGAAGAGGATGCGATCCTCAGCAGCCGGCAAGACGCCTGCCGGGAGGTGGTTGAGGGATATCCGGACGGTCTTTTGTGCACCAGCGTTGGGGGCCGCGGCAAGTTCTTCCGCGGTCAGCTCGTGGACTCGTGCTTGGAGGGGAACGGCAACCGGGGGAGATCCTGTGACGAGGTGGACCTCCTGGCCGACGAGGTCGGACAAGTACTCGGCACCACCTGCCATAAGGCTCGTAACGCTCACCGATATCTCCCCAAGATTGCCTCGACCGCTCTCGAGAAGGACGCTTGTTGGACCCGGCCGAACGATAGGTTGGAAAAGGAAATCGAGCTGCTGGCGTCTCCAATGCGGGCTACGTGGGGAGGCACGTCGTGCTGACCGGTGAGCAGCTGCTTGGCATGCAGCACGGCGGCGGCCCGGAGATCTAGAGGCACGGTCTCGGCGGGGAGCGATCGCCACAGGACATCGCCGTCCTGCACTTCCTCGCCAGCCAAAGGCCAGGTGGGCTCAACGGTACCCTTCGAGCCACCGGTGGCGGCCTCGAACAGGCTCCCGTTCACCTCGGTCCACGAGCCAGCTTCTACCGTTTGGAGGGCCGCCCAGGAGTACACTTGATCCGGCACCACCCACCCAGCTCGGTAGGTCACTTGGATATCAAGTTCTCGATCTCCAGTGCCCGGGCTGGCACCAGGGAGGCTGCGGGACTTCGGCCAGCCCCCCGCGAGATAGAGGGTGTCTCGCCGCTCTCCCACCACCTGAGAGGCAGCCTCCGCTTGGCCTCGAACCAACACCTCCAACACCTCCAACACCGGCCATCTTCTAAGATCAAGCTGGACTCCGCCGCGGCCGTGAAGGATTTCCGTGTGCTTCTGGATCCACGGGGGACGGCCCAAGCCATCGGAACTGGCGAAGGCGAGGGAGGTCTCCTTCAGGCGGCGCCACACATCTTTCTCAGCGGGAATGAGAGGAAGCATCTGGGACTGCATGAAGGCCATTGACACCAGAGCGGGCGCAGGGGTGGGAGAGGTGATAAGCATCAGTCGGTGGATTTTTCCTCGGGCTTCTTGGGAGTGGCCTTTTCCTGGACAATTCGCCCTGCGGCCTTCTCGGCCGCGACCCATCTACCGAGCGGGCTCTCTTTTCTGGCTTTGAGGTAGTGGTCTGAGACGACGGCGCCCTCTGCGAAAACCGTGCCGGGGCCCAAGAGACGGGCGGTTGTGACCCAGCTCATGGCACCACCTCGGCGGGCGCCTGGATGAAGTCGTCGGTGGTGACAGCAGCCACACCCGGACCGTGGACCGCGGGTACCTCGAGGGGTGTGCGTAGTGCTGTGACATGGGTGATGGCCGCCCCGCCAGATCGCGTGATGCGGAGACGGGTATAGAGCTTCTGAGGCATCGTTGCTTCGGCCAGTAGGAGAGAGTTAGGGGCAGAGGTGGCGAGAGCCCCTTCGAGATCGACAAAGTTTCCGTCGACTTCGTCCTCGCTCTGCTGGATGGATACCGTCACCTCGCCTGCTGTGATGGCGCCGACACCTACCACGTAGGCAAGGCTTTCGAAAACCATGTCGCCGTTGTTTACCGCCCCCACGGGGAGCGCCGCCGTCTTCAACTCGGCATTGCCGGTCGAGGAGCCTTCGAGTCGTTCAAACTGAATCCCGCGAGTGATGTTCTTTCCGGTCAGTGGCACGATTTTTCTCCTATTCTGTTGAGATCAGACAGAGGCCATCTGTAGACCGACCAAGGGATTGTCACCAGCGTCCATGAGGTCGCCGTCGTGACGCACGAACATCAAAAACCCAACGTCGCCGTCGTCCATGAAGCGCTCGCGGAAGGTCACCACGAACTGTCTTGTGACCTCGCGGTAGACGTAGGCGTCAAATTGCCCAAACGCAACCACGACGTTTCCAGGGGCCAAGGTCGGCATGTACGAATCGAGTTTGTAGGGGTAGTTGTTGAACGTGTTCGGCTGCCCGACCGCTACTGAAGGCTGCCAAAGAGGCCGGTTCTGCAGGTCGGTTTCCAACTTGAGGGCGGTCAGCACACTGGGGCTGAACAACAGTTCGGCTCCAGCTCGATGCACAATGTCGAGCTGGTCTTCGAGGCGCAGAAAGTCGGTGTAGGTAAGGGTGTTGGTCTGCCCTGGCCCGGTCGTGTACTTGACTGGCAGCCGTTTCTGCACGCCGTTTGGCTCTCCGTTCCCGGAACCCTCGATGAGTGCCCGGTTTCGACGACGAGAAATTCTCTTGGTGAATCGCGTGAAGATCCAGGATTCGAATTGTTCGGTGCTCAAGTCCTGGAGGAGCTGGACGGGCGCCCGGACGATCAGAGAGGAAAGGGTATGGGAACGAAGAAACCTTTTCCTCACCGTGGGTGCCTTGCCCCCGCTGTGAGACTGGCCTTCCTGGAGATATTTCCCCTCGGACGCCGTGTCATCCTCGAGCGTCCAAGGGATGTCGCGGCCATGATCAGTGCTCATCCGGGTAATGCCGGTCTCGAGGAGACCCCCGTTGAATCTCGACGCCTCGACGTGATTCTGCACAGACTCCACGGGGACCAGATAGCCAAGGCTGGAGTCAACTCCGCTGGACAAAACCGCGGACACCTCCGGGTGGTCCTCGGAGAGCCTTTGGAGATCGCCCCGCTGAGAATCGAGAGTCGCTAGGCTGTCGGGCATGTGCTCCCTGCACCAGGGCCGACCATGCTTCAGGACGTTTAAGAAGGCGGTCTTGTACCCGACCCCTGCGTCAGAAACAGCTTCCGGGTCCTCTGCACTTCGGACGACACGACCGGCCGACTCGCCGAGGATCTTCTCGATCCTTGCGTGCCGATCTCGGCGCTCGGCGTCCGCGTCTTCCACCTTGGCGGAGTCGCGTAGAGAGTCCTCCTCGGCCTTGATCTGCTCGGTCAGCTGGGTGATTTCTGCATCCAGCCGGTCGAAACTCTCTCGGGCCGCCTGCTTTGCGATGTCGCTAGCCGCAGCATCGTTCAGGGTCTGGACGTGGGGTTTAGCTTGCTCCCATAGGGCTGCGCACTGCCTGCGTAGACCATTGATCTCCGCGTGGGTGATAGGCATCTTCTCGACCTCCTCGCCGGTGATCGCGTCCTGAAACGCAAAACGCGAAACTACCGGCAACCTTGGTTGGTTGCTGATAGCTCCGCGTCCGAAACTGGGTCGAGCGTGTCTGCTATGTCGCTCCGCCCTCCTCCGCGCTGGACTGAGCACAGGCGGTGGAGGTCGTGCCCTGAGATTCTGATGATAACTCTTGGCCGACAAATTTTGCAAGGGCCTCGTGCCGTGCCGTTCTTTGCACGTCGCCACTTCGGGCTGATCCCTGGAGTCGAGCAATGGTTTCGTCCAGATTTTCGACCCGATCAATCAGGCCTCGATCAAGAGCCTGTTGGCCAATATAGGTACGGCCGTCATGGAGGACCGTCGTCTGAGCCTGGCTGAGCCCCCGCCCTCGGCCGATGTCAGCCAGGAAGAGGGCTGCGTTGGTTTCGATCTCACCTTGCACCGCCTCGAGATAGTCCTCCGCTAGAGGTACGCCCATAACGCCGCTGCCTTTGAGCGGCGCCGAGGCCACCAGGTGAAACTTTAGACCACTCGCTACCGCCGCCTCCGAAGAGTCGACCAGCACGGCAAAAACGCCGATTGATCCAACATGGGCAATGCGATGGCCCACAACTTCCGTCGCCTGCGAAGCGATCCAATACGCGGCCGATGCCCCGAGATCCTCGATGTAGGCAATGATTGGCTTCACGGCTCGGTGCTCAAATACCGCATCGGCCACCTGGGGAGTGCCGAACACTTCTCCGCCAGGGGAAGAAATCCGCAGGAGAGTAGCGGAGACCCGAGAATCCTTCGCGGCCTTGCGGATCGCAGCTTCGATTTCTGGGGTGGTGGCTTCTTCCGAACAGCCCAAAGACCTCCAGATCGTTGGTGATTTTCGCAGTGCACCAGCGATGTTGATCACTGCGATGTCTCCTACCCGGATCGTAGGATCCACCTCTGGAGCAGAGGACGCCGCCTTCCCGGCGGCCGCAGCCGCCGCTCTGAGCCTGAGGCGCCCCGACAAATCGGCGCCGATCGAAGGGGGAAGTTCCGGCGGGCAGTAGTGCCGCGGGTCCATCGCCCAGAGGGTTGATTGATCGAGGGTTCGCGGGCGCCTGAGCGTCTTCATCGTTCGCTACTCCAGAAGTTGTTTGAGGATGGAAACCTGGCGATCGAGGAACGTGTCGGTGTCGAGGTCCTCGACTCCGTCCAGGCGCAAGCTGCGCCAGTCCTCGACTGCGGCGGATGCAAGGGCGCCGAGCGGTTTTCCCGTGACCTCGGCCACGATGGCGTACGCATCGCGAAACTGGGACAACAGGAAGATAGACGTGGCACGATTCGAATACCATTCGGCGGGGCCCCTTGCCTTGGACTCGCGTCCAAGTACTCGGCCCACGGCCTGTGCGAGAGCCACCCGCAGGGCAGCGCCCGCTTGCTGCGCGCCGGAGGGAGGGCGCACAGATTCTGGCGGGAAGTTTTCCCCTGCCGGAGCGTAGTTCAGGGGCCAGAGCGTCGCCTCGCCGGCGGCGCCACCGAGTGGATTGCGCTCTTTCGCCGCTCGCCATTCGTCTGCCGTGAGTGCACCCCACTGCCGGTCGATGGCCAGAACTTCCGCCGCAACCTTCGGGTCGCCTCGAAGCACCGCATCAATGTTGATCCGGCTGTAGAGTTCTTCGCCGGAATTCCCCCAGCGGTCGAGGAGGCGGTCATCAACCGGCCCCTCCCATCTCCGGCACAAGGGCACGACTGCGTCTTTGACAAAACGTACTTCCGTCGCGTCAAGCGATGCGTAGCTGGCCTTGGCAAGGATATTCACTCGGTCGGCTGATATGCGGTAGAGCGCAGCAACTTGCTGCCAAGAAAATATCCGACTGTCCAGAAGCTGGGCTTCTTCGAGCGGGAGGCGCGCGCTTTTCCAGTCCATACCCTCGTCGAGGATCCCGACCCGGTGGGATCGATCCAGACCCTTGTGCATGTCCTCGAGTTGGAAACGTAGCTTCCGGATGGCCTCGGTCTTGAGGCTCTTCGGCGAGGTGACAAACCCGGAGACATGGTAGCCCTCGTCGAAATACTTCAGCGCGAAAGTCTCGAGCTTTTCCGAGAGCCGTAGGTCTTTCGCCGCCAGCCGCACTGGGCTATAGGGCCTGTAGCCATTCGGTGACCACCACAGCACCTGGAATATTTGAGACGGAGCAAGGGACTTCAGCCCGGCCTTCGTGTGGATCAGGTACCGCAGCTCTCCGTCGATTCGCTCCGGCCGGCACCGCCAGGGCGGAATCGGCCAGAGGTGCAGAGGGTCTCCAGCGTTGGAAAATTCGATCTCGGCATACCCTACCCCCCAGCCAAGTACATGACCACTCAGGGTTTCGCGGAATGTCATCGCGTCCATTTCCGGGTTGGGCTTACCATTGAGCAGGCGGCGAATGCGATGTTCCGGGCGGTGGATGCGGTGATCATTTTTCCGCTGCAAGATCTGGAAGGGGAGGTGCGCTACGGTCTCGCTCAGGATATGGATGCAGGTCGTGGCAACCATCGAGTTGGTCAGCCCGTTGGGACCGGGAGGGGTGAGGTCGGGCTTCGGAACTGAAGATGCAGTCCCGTCCATCTCACGGGCCAGGTCGAAGAGCGACTCGGCTGGATTCTCAAATCCCTCCGGTGCAAGGCTCTCCAGAATCACAAGAACTTCCCCTTGATACCGAAGGCGAAAAGCCCTAGGAGGCCAAGGCCAAGAACGATGAGGCCAGCGCCCGGATGGACCCACCATCCCGCACCGGAAGCAGCGGAGATCAACCCTCCATAAGCATGAGCGTCCTTCAGTGCGCCCCGCCAGAATCTACTCAACCGCCAGCTATCAAACTCATTTTTCATCTAGAACACCTCGAAATCTACGTCCGGGTCGTTGTATTTGCTTTCGTCGCTATCGGCCTCGCCGGCAGTCGCCCACCACCCCACCGCCATCACCAGCGCCACCGCGAGGTCGATCTTTGCCCGCGACTTCTTGCGATCCAGTTTCACCAGACCCGAGTCGTTTTCGTGGAGCGCGGCGTTGCCTATGCACCAGCTGAGTAAGGGATTGTTGCCGTGGGCTATCTGCCCACGGTTGATCTCAACCGTTGTGCGTGCTGTGGCGACGTGGAGACCGGCGTAGGTCTGCGGCATCTTGACCATCTCGAAGCCGTCGTCTTGGAGATTTACAGCAAGGTCCATGGCCCGGTAAGGGTCATAGGCAATGGCTTGGATGTTGTAGACCTCGCCGAGTACGTTGATGTCTCGCCGCAGAGTCCGATAGTCAACCGCATCGCCCTCGGTGGTCCGGAGCCACCCCTGTTGGATCCATAGCGGATAGGGAGCCGCATCGCGGCCCCCGAGAAATCGCAGCCGCTCTTCGGGGAGCCAGGCGAAGGCGAGCACCGCGGCCGGTCCATCGCCGCTCGGGAAGTAGAGCACGAGGGCGGAGAGGTCGGTGGTGGAGGATAGATCGAGACCGGCGTAGCACAGTTGGCCCTCGAGCGCCTTGCGGTCGACGGGGCCGCCGCATGCAAGCCACTTCTCAGCAGGGATCCAGGATCTGGAGCTTCCAACCCAAAGGTTCATGTGCAACCGCTGGATCAGCGCGACCTCGTGGGGAGCTGCGCTCTCAACCAAGCTCTGGAGCTTCTCGACGGATGGCGCACCAGGGGCCCCTAGATTCGGGTTGGCTTTGATCCAAAGTCTTGGATCCTTCCAGTCGTCATCCTCGGGAGCACCGTCAGCCTTGGTGTCGAGACAAGCGATGTAGACGAAAAGTTCGTTGTCGCTCTCCCATTCCTCACCTTGCGCAAGGCGTTCGAGGGTCGCCGTGGCTTTGTCGCGCTCGAGCCGGCAGGGGTTGGTGGGGTCGTTCCCTGGGCCGGCCGTCGTGATGATCAGGATGAGCGGCTGGATCCTTGCTGCCGTACCGAGTTCCAGCACCTTGAGCACGTTCGAGGTCGGGTGCCTGTGCAACTCATCAATGACGGCAGCGTGGATATCCAGACCATCGAGGTTCCCCGCCTCCGAACTCACCGCCATAAGCTTCTGCTGGTGGCCCGGCCTCGACAAGACGTGCTTGAGACTTCGAATCTTTCTTCGCAGGACCTCGGAATTCCTCACCAAGGTACGCGCTGCATCGAACACAATTTTGGCCTGGAACCTTGAGGTGGCCGCGGTGTAGACCTCGGCGCCGGCCTCGCCGTCAAAGAAGGCCAAGATGATCAAGAGCACCGCCACAAAAGTGGACTTACCATTTTTCTTTGCGATCTCGACGTACGCCTTGCGAAAACGGCGAGACCCGTTTTCTCTCTTCCAGCCAAAAAGGTTGATCACGATAAACACCTGCCAGGGTGCCGGCGCGAAGACCTCTCCCGCTCGGATCCCCTTGTAGAAACGGCACCACCCAAAGACTGCCAGGGCGTCCGCGGCGTCTTCGCCGTCGAAGTAGTAGCCGCCCGGGTGCCCCTCCTCGGACAACTCGAGATCTCGGAGGTGTCGCTCGCAGGCAAAACGCACCCATCGCGATGCCGCCACGCGTCCGGAGACCACGTCTTTTGCGTACCCGTGCCCGTCGTCAACTGCCTCCTCATCCACCAACCACCCTCATGCCGCGACGTTTCTCGAGACGCCGCATCTCCAACTCCTTGGTAGGGTCCACAACCTCCTCTTGCTGCCCAATCTGTAGACGCAGGCGGGAAGCCGGAGTCATCCCAAACTGCACCATCATTTGGCGTAGTTCCCGATCGATCTTTTGCATGAGGGCCACTTCGGGCTTCACCTGCTGGTATCCGTTCTCCATCGCGAACGTCAGGCCATCCTCGAGGGCCTTTTTGCACTGCGCCCGGAGTATCCATTGATCGCAGATCTGTTCGAGGGCGAAGGCGTCTACCCTGGCGATCGTGCCCTGCTGGGCAAGCATTTTCACCAGCAATCGCCAGACTTTTTTGGTCTGCGGAGACATGCCGGTGGGCATCTTCGGGACCTCGACCTTCACTTTGGCCGCGGGCATCGGCGATCGAGACTCGAGGTTTTTTTGGACCACCGGAGTGGGGTATCGGCCAGCCATCAGGGGTCGACCCCCCCCCTACCCCCATTTCCGTCCAATGCGCGCGTGAGGGCACCGTGTTCGACGCCAGCCATCGGCGGAGACTTTTTGACCCCCCCCTCCCCCTTCCACTGGCCAAGGTTCCACTCTACTTGCAGCGGGAGCGCGCGGCGGTTCGCAAACCCCGCGTCTTCGTTGGCTGTTTTTGCGCTGTGGCAGGGCACACAGAGACTCTGTAGGTTCGCCTCGTCGCTTGGATCGTCTGGCGCGCCGATCGAGGCGAGATAAGCCCGCATCTCCGGCATCTCCCAAAGCGCCATGGGGACTATGTGGTCTCGGTGCTTTGCCTCTGTGACACGGTCCGCCGCTCGGCAGCGTGCGCAGAACGGCTCTGCCGCCAAGCCCGCCTTGCTGGCCCTGCGCCAACTGCGTCCGTAATTGGATGGTCTCCGGCGGCTGGCACCGGGCCGCTCGTGGCGCGGACACTGGGTCGCCTTGCAGAGTATCGGGCAGCCTGGTGCTGCACATGGACTTCGCGGAGATACGGGCACTACGCACCTCCTTCCGCGCAGTCGATCTGCGCGCCGGTCATGTATTCGGCATTCCTTGCATCTCCATAATGATAATAGGTTACCATTATCGAATCAGCAGATGAAAGTGCCTGCAACTATCCGCCCCGAAGGAGGACTCAATGGACCAGCTCACGGCAAAAAAACAACCGTCCCTCGCCCAGTGCACCACGCTCATGAAGGCCGCGAACTACGGACTACCCGATCTGGCAGAGGCTCTCGGTGGCCAAAACGTTGCCTTCCGGGACTTCGGCGACGACGCCCGCGTCCTCGCCCTGCGCATCGGGGGGGCGGAAGTCATTGTGCCGCAGGGCACCGAAAACCATGCAGGGTGGTGGCGAAACTTTCAGGTCGGGCGGCGACCAGTGCACACCAGCACCCTGGAAGGGTGCGCCGAAAATGATGGCCCGGTCCTCGGCAAGGCCCACCGCGGAATCGTCGAGAGCTGGCAGAAGATGGCCTGCTTCGTCCTCGAACGGGCGGAAGGCGCTGAGGTCATCGATGTACTGGGCCACTCGGCCGGCGGGATGATTGGCGGGATGGCCGCCACCGCGTTATGTGCACAAGGTCACGAGGTGCGACAGCTCGTGACATGCGGCAAGGCGAGGTGGTGCAACTCGACGCTCGGGACACACCTTCGTACCCACCCTCGACTCGGCCGCATGATCAGGGTGGTCAACGATAAAGACCCGATGTCTCTCCTACCCTTTTCGGGGAGCATATCCGGCAGGTGGAGGCACGAGACCGGCAAAGACGGCGTGGAAGATGGCGCCGTCGTCGTCTACTTGGACGCAGAGGGACGACCTAGCGTTGATCCCGACAGGTGGAAAAAGATGAAGTCCCGCTTCCGAGCAGGCACTACCGAGCCGGCGGTTGCGGATCTTTGGTCTATACCTGAGGACGCGGTCGATAAGCTGCGGAAGAAGGGCGTGACACGACTCGATCAGCTCGTCGGCCTGGCGGCAAGCGCCTTGGCCTCCATGCTGGGGGTGCCTGCGCCCCTTGCCGCCATGATCCGGCGGCAGGTCAACGAACTGGCCATCGGGGCAAGGGCGGTCGGGCTGTTTGAGGAGTCCATTGTCGATCACTACATCGCCAATTACGAGCACTTGCTGCACGCCTGTAGCGCCGAGGTCGAAGGTCTCCTCTCATGAGGGTTCGCACGGGGAGTCGGGAACGATCGGGATTGCCCACCAGATGATCACCACCGTCGACCGACTTTTCGAGGCGCTCAGCCTGCGCCATTTTGCGACGGCGGAACTCGATACCCTGCACCACCAGTCGGGCAACACCCCACCTCCACCGGGCCTAATCGAGAATCTTGCCATGCCCTTGGTGGTCGCCGACGAGCTGCGTGAGCTCTTAGGCTCTCCCGCGGTGATCACATCAGCCTATCGATGCCCATCTTACAACCGCATGTCGGGTGGAAGACCGTTGAGTAACCACCAAGCAGCGACGGCCTTTGACCTGTTTTTCCCCAAGCTCCACCGCCAAGAGGACGTCGCCGAGATTCTGCGGATATGGAGAGGCCAAAAGTTCCCTCTTCCAATCTTCCCTCACCAGAAAAGGGTGGGAGAGATCCCGTTCGAGTTGAGTCAGGTCCAAGGGGTGTGTGGCGGTTCTTGGGAATTCGTGTTCCGCGGTGGCGTCGGGCAAGGTCCCGACTACACCCACTTCGACACCAGGGGGCTGGATGCCACTTGGTACTACTGACCCACGGAGTCCGTTATGAACGAAGCAACCATGCCTCGCCCCGCCCTCCTCGAACAAACGTCCTCGCCGGCGCCAGATTGGATCAGACTCCGTGACGGTAGCCTGATCAACGCACATCACCTGTCGATCCTAGCTCAGCAACCCGTCAAGGGCTCCTACGTCTACCAGGGCAATGACCGGGTACGCACGGAGCAAGACGCGGAGAGCATCGCGGCCGGCCTTGGCGCCACATGGTCAATGGTCCCCTGCGTAGTGGCCAGGAGAGGGACGAATCAGGGAATCGACTACCGGATCTGGACCCGGCCAGGGGACGTAAAGCGCATAATGCTCCACTCGTCAGGTCAGTATTCTCTCCTTGTCCACGCCACCGGCAAAATCATGGTGACGCCCTTGAAGCCGGCAGAGGTGCAGCGCCTGCTCGAGGGCGGAGAGGCGCAGATCACGGTACGACCAAGCCTTGAAATTCTTTCCGCGGATCCAGTCTCTGGGCTTGGCGAGGCGCTGCTTTGAAGCCCGGGTACTGCAAGGCCTGCAAACGGCCAGTGCCGATGAAGCTGCACCCCGTGAAGGTTGGCAAGACGACCATCATGAGGATCTGCACCCGGTGCCTTGCAAAACTCACGCAAGGCAAGGGCCGACCATGACATCGCCAAGTGGTCGGTAACCCAATTTCACGCCGCCTCTTCGACCGCAAAGAGGCTCAGCACCGGGATCCCCACGAGGTCCCGCACGATCTCCTCGCGCAGACTTGCAAGATTGCGATCCACCTGCTCGGCGGTCAACCTCCGGGCCAGCTTTTTGCTCGCCGCGGCTAGGCGACGATCCAGCTCGGCTTCCTGGTCTTCGTGGAGCTGGTTGAGGGCCAGACCAAGGATTTCGAGATCGATCTCTTCGAGGGCGCCCTCCGCGGCCTCGGGGTCAAGCCCAGCCTCGGTGATGCGTTGTACCCAGATCTCTCGATCGGGGAGATTGCCTGGCAACCACGAGGCAAGTACCGAGAGCACGGCCGGTACGTCGATGGCTGGCCCTGGCGGCGGTCGGTATGCCGGGGCCATGAGCTTTGCCTGCGCTCGCTGGTGACTCCGCCACCTCTCCGCAACGCGCTTGCGGTACCAGAGCAACCAGTCAGGATCGCTCTCCGCCGTCAAAATCACTTCCCGAACGAAGGCTGCCGGGATCTCGGCCTCGAACCACTCGTCGATCGCGGCTGCCTCTCGGTCCGAGGGTTCTTCGCGCGGCGGAGCCGCGGCCCTCGAGTACGCATCCCAGATCTGGAGCCCGTAGTCCGCTCTCGGCCCCTCGCGTGTGCGAGCGCTCCGCTTCGCTGGGATAGCTGGGATAGCTGGGATAGCTGGGAACGCTGGGATGTGGGTGACAGGGTGGGTGACACGGTGGGTAGCATCACAATTGCCGATGACGCACTCCTCACCGGGAGGTGGGTCCTCGTCAGGCCCCCGGCCTGGCTGCGACCCAATGTGCACCGCGATCTCCTCTGGCAGGGCGTCGATCCAGGCCAATCGCTTCTCCTCGGGGAGCCCCTCGATTCGCTCCTCCACACGGTTGGCCAGCTCCCGGAAACGGAGAGTCACGAGATCGCAGTGCCGGTATACGCCGATCAGCCTGCGCCACCCCTTGAGCTGTGACGGGTTTTGGATGGGCTCCAACTCGGCCAGAGGTAGACCGATGGTGAGTCGGTCGACCAGCAGCCACCCAGCCTCAACGAGTTCGTCCACCGCCGCCTGGACACGGCCTGGTGCCCACGAGAGTTCAAGGAGGTCCTCGAGGGTAGCCACGCTACCCAGCATGAGGCCGATGGTGCCGTGCATCTGCGGCTCCACGAGGACCCGAAACCACACCAACTGCGCATCGGCACTCAGCACCGGGAAATCACCGTTGGCCAAATCAAGCCGTACCTGTCTGTAACGCTTTTGCTGAGACACTCTTCCACCTCTTTTCGTACTTCGACGCCAACGACATCAAGTTTTCTCTGTGACAAGTTTCGAACGTTCTAACTCCCCGGTCGTGCAGTTCCTGGTGACAGTGCCTGCACTGGGGGATGAGGTGCTCAGCTGCACCGCCGGCTCCTCGAGACCTGGCGTGACTGGCTTCGGAGGGCGGCGCCCTGGCGCAGGTCGCACAGGGTTGTTTGCGGATCCAAACGGCCTTCGGGCCAAACTGCTTCTCCACCAGCTTTTTAGATCGCGCGGAGTTTTTCCGCGGGATTTGAGAGCCGCGCCGAATGGGAGCCTTGCGGGGAGGCATCGGAGATCGGCGCATCAAAGGCGCTCCCATGCGAGTAGCTCGGGATGGATGTCCGGGTCTCTATCGCGGCCGTATGGCGACCTCTGAGACCAGAAGACGACTCGCCGCTTGACTTCGAGCCATTCGCCGCGATCAAGTTTGATCCAAAATCGACAGGTCTCTCGATTGTAGGCGGCGTCGAGCCACCGCCCATCTAGATGGACGCGGACCATCATCCGGTGGCCTGGTTCGGTCGGGTTTCCCCGCCTGAAGAACCGGGGCTTGTCGGCAAGGCCTGGGAGAAAGCGATGAAGTCTCAAGGCCCCGGACCTCCTGCGCGCGCGACGTCGCGGTAGCCAGACCGGAGGTGAGGAGGCACCCACGACAACTGGAGGACCCGGAACACGTCCTTTTCTTCCGGGGTGTCCAGTTTTTGTTCACCACGCACGAACCGCGCGTGGTCGCAGGAACCCTGGAATTCCTGCGCCCACCGGGAAACCAGCCCGGTCGAAAAGGCGGCTGAACCGGTGTGGATCGTGAATTTGTAGCCCCATGTGGCTGGCGTCGCGATGAAAAGATCGAGTGCCACCGATTTTTTGGGCAACCAGACTTTTAGGTAGCCGGCGCCCCCGATCCGCTTTGTGTGCCAGAGGCGGTCCTCCTCTGGCTGCCGACCATCTTTCCCGCTGGATCGAGGGGAGATCGGCACCAATCGATCACGACCGATGGACTCGATCCTCTCCCACAGGAGGCTGACCGACTCTACGTGCTGGTCGAAGAGACCCTGCTGACCGGCCGCTTCGCGCTCCTCGTACCGCGGAATGACTACAAACTCCAGGTCGCCGATCGCCTCGGGGTAGGGTTTCCCGGTCGCCCCGAGGTAGCTGAGCCCGCGCCGAAGGCTGCCGGCCAACTCGATCCGGTGGCATGCGGTGCCCAGAGCCTCCACCAGCGCCTCGCCGGTTTGGCAAGCTTGCCCGAAGAGCATCAGGGCGCCCTCCGTTCGAACCGGCGATCTCTCTCGTACAAAGCGTCTCCGAAGCCGGCGTGTTCCGCACTGCCGGCCTCATAGGGTGACCTACGCAACAGGCTAGGCAATTCTCCGGGCTCGGGGTCTCGGTCGAGGACAAGGTCGACGCCAACTTCGTACCCGGCGCAGTAGCGTTGTTGCCAGGGGCTCATCGGCCGTCCGCCTGCTCGTCGAAGAGAGGTAGCTGCTGTGGAGCTGTGGGGGATAGGCAGTGCGGCGAAAACCACATCGCCTCCCGCATCGTGGAACTCGACGCGGATCCCGTCTGGCGCGTCCAGTTGACCACCGACCAGCCAAGCTCCTCCAGCACCGAATGCTCGCCCTCGAGACCGCAAAGACAGATCCGCATTTGTGGGTGATCGCCCCGCGCTGCACACCAGGCCCGAACTCTGGCCGCTACGTCGCTCTCATCGTGGTTGTACAGGTGGGCGCGACGGCGGGAGGGATCGTACGGCGGGTCGAGAAACACGCCCGTAGATGCCCATCGGCCAATGGTGGTACCGGGGGTCAAAGTCCGCTCGAAGTCACCGCAAAGCACCCGCACCCTGCGCAGTCGAGCTTGTAGGTCCTCTAGCCAGGAGACCAAAGCATCGAGGTGGATTCTTGAGCGATTGACTCCGGTTTGCCCCCCCGCGCCTCGGTTCGAGAGTATGCCGTTGCCCTGATGCATCACCCGCGGCTTTTTGTGCACGCCCTTCGCGGCTCTTGTTGTACGCAAGATGTCGGCCTGCTCCGGGATGCCAAGCTTCGCCCGGTTGTTCCGCGGCTTGCGAAGCGCGCCCGCTTCGCGCCTCGAAGTCCTTTGTCTGCTGTGTATTCCGCGGCCGCCACGATCGAGCAATGGTCTCGACCTCACCAGATGGTCAGAGCACCACCCGGATCCGATCCACTGACAAAGTCCCCATACCCACCACCCAGCAATTTGTGGATCGTTGTACCGCGGATCTGCGAGTACTTTGTGACGTAGGGCTTCGGCCCGACTGTGGAGATCGCTATGTCGAGCGATCAGGTCAGCCTCGTTGATCGGCCAGTCCGCGGCGAGGGCGACCTCTTTTGGGGCATCTCGGATCGCCCTCCAAAAATTGGCGATCTGGCAGTCAGCGTCGTTGACGGTCTCTGCGCATCCGCGGTGTGGGCGGGCGAGCAGCACCGCGCCCGAGCCGAAAAAAGGCTCCACGAAATACGAAACATCACCCAGGCGGTCCCACACGAGGTGGGCAACCCGACTCTTACCACCAGGGTAGGGGTAGGGGCTCCGGAGGGGCGTCACGAGGATGCCCTCGAGCGGTCTGCCAGCACTTTCCCACCGATGACTCTTTTGAGCCTGGCTCCCAACCAACTGGCCACTGGCACTGCAACGCCGTTGCCGAGCATCTTGCCCCGGGCGGTGTCGGAGAATCCGGCGGTGTACCCGTCAGGACATCCTTGGAGCCTCTCTTTTTCGATCGGCGTGAATCTGCGGGGCCGCCCCGCGAGAACCGCGGAATCGTTACCTGCACCCAGGGATGGACAGGGGCCGAATGAGGGGTCCTGACAGGCGTTGAACGCAATTACGTCTGCACGGGCAGTCAGACAGGGGGATACTTTGGAGGGTACGCTCCGATTGGTACCTGATGTGACCTGTCCCACATCGATGCAAAGGTCGTATCCGTTAAGAGGGCTCCCTCCAGCGCAGCACGCAGTGACGGTGGCAGCCTCCTCCTCCTCCTGAGTGCTCGGCGCAGAATCCCCAAGCATGCCTTCGGGCTCAAGAAGTACTTCGGGTGCGGGCGCGCTTCGAGGACCCGCGACAACAAAGACTCTCCTGCGCCGTTGGGGCACTCCGAAAAATCTAGCGTCAAGCACCCGCCAGACGCACCAGCGGAGATGACCGACGCAGACTCCCGCCTTCCGCCACCCTGCGCGCGGGACCCGAGGCCGGAAACCGGTGAATCCCTCCAGGAGTAAGGACCACGTCCACCCCCCATCGTGGTACAGACATCCAAGGACATTTTCCCAGCACAGCCACGATATGCCGCAACGATCCGCCAGGCGGATGTAGTCGACGAACAAGCCGGACCGCTCGCCATCCAGTCCCCGACCAGATCCAGCCACTGAGAAATCTTGACAAGGCGTGCCTCCGGCCAGGAGCCGGACGTCTGGTAAGGCAAAGTCATCTGCATGCCGCAAGTCTCCATAGATCGGAACTCCAGGAAAGGATCGGTCGAGCACAGCCCGGCAATGCGGGTCGACCTCCAGAAGGAAGGCAAGATCCAGACCCGCCTGCTCGAAACCCAGGTCCATGAGACCTGCCCCGGAGCAGACCGACCCATAGGTGACGCTCACCGGCAACTCCCGACGCCAAAGGCCAGCGCAAGGGCGGTGTTTTGCTGGACAGAGAGTTGGCCGGGTGGCCCTTGTCGTCCGCGAGCACAGTCCCTGCGCCTAGCGCTGTGACTGTTGCCCAAAATGTAGCCCAGTATTGAAAAACCCGGGCGCAGGGGCTCTTTGCCGCGGACTCTGCCGACGACGCTAACTTGCCTATTTTGAAGAATTTGCAGGAAGGCTGAGGTTGGTACCGACGCCCAGATTTGAACTGGGGACCCCCTGATCCACAATCAGAGCTACTGGCCTTTCATGACCTTGCATTGGCATGCTCCTGATTGCAAAGGCTTGCATAAGCCCTTCATTTCAAATAGCTTACCACTCAATCGCTTGCATAGCTATTGCAGGGGCTTGCAAATGTTGAATGCACCTGGAATGCACCTGGGATTGCACTTGGAGGTCAGAAATGCCACGAAAAGCGAAAAACAAGCTCCATTTGAACGACCGTGTGGTGGAAGGTTTGGAGTCCGTCGAGGGCGCCACACGGTACTACGACGAAGCTGTGGGCGGGCTGCAGCTCATCTGTTATCGCGATGGCTCGAAGGTGTGGGCGTGTCGGCCCAAATTGCGCGATGGGAGAAATCGACAGATCACGATCGGGCCTTGGTGCCGACGGGGGGGCATCAAGGATGATGAGTGCTTGCGCACCACCCAGGCCCGAGGGCGGTATGTGGAACTCCTCGCCGATGTACGGCGCGGGGCATACGCCGAGGAGGATGCTGGGACACCTGGCGATACGTTCGAGGCGGTGACGTCGCGGTACTTTGCTCATCATCAGCGTCTATTGGAACGGCGGAGTTCGAACCGCAAGCGGATACGAACTCTCAAGGAGGAAAGACGGGTTCTGGATGCCGATATCCTTCCAGGTGTTTGCGACGGGCGCTTAGTTGCGGGGTTGCCGGTAAAGGACATCCGACCGCGGCACCTCACCGAAGTCCTGGCGAAGATTCAACAACGCGGTTCGTTGGTGATGCGAGATCGAGCCCGGGCCTATGTTTCCAATGTCTTCCGCTTTGCCCTGGGTGAGGGCCTGATCGAGATGAATCCGGTCACGGCGGTACCGCGGGCGGTGCGTGAGAAACCGCGGGATCGCCGCTTCAGCAAAGACGAGTTGAAAACCCTGATGGATCTCTGGATGGGCAAGCAGCCGCTTTCCGGTGACCCACAAAGCTATCCAAGCCCTCCAACACCGTATTTCTTCGTCCTTGGAATCCTCACCTTGGCACGTCGAGATGAAATTCGGATGATGGAATGGTCTCGCATCAAACCCGATGGTGAGCGCTGGTTCTGGCATGTCCCGATTGAGGTCAAGATGCCCGATGGCCAAGTGTATGAGTTGGTGAAAAACAAGCTTGAACACCGAATCCCCCTCAGCAGCTTCGCACGGGAGATTCTTGAGAAAAGGTTGCGACCCCTCACCGGAGAACACCGCTGGGTCTTCCCCGGGCCCCGACGACCTGAATGGCCACGTAGTCGGAGTGGATTCCAGAAATCCAAACGCCGCTACATCAAAGAGGCCAACATCCAAGACATGCGCATCCACGACCTTCGATCGATCGGAGCCACCATCATGGCCGAACTCGGTGTGACTGAAGAAATCATCGGCCTGTGTTGCAACCACAAGCCGAGGACCGTCACGTCCCGGGTTTACATCAGGTCCCAGGAGCGCAGCATGTCGCAACGCATCGAGGCGCTTGAGCGCCTCGGGGAATACGTTCGGCAGATCTCCCTTGGCACGGCAGACCGGGCGAAGCTCCTCGCTTTCCGTTCTTGACCTCATCCTTTTCTGAAACCGCTCCCT